CCGGGGTCGTTCACCAACGCGGTGTGGATCGTGAACAACGACGTCCTGCCGGCCCTGTTCACCCTGACGCTCGGCAACTACCCGATCTATCTGCCGGTCGGGCAGTCGGTCGGTGGCATCCAGCTCTCGCCCTACGGCACGCTGCTCGGTCGGCCGGTGTTCGTCTCGCAGCATGCCAACACCTTCTCGTCGCAGGGCGACGTGCTCCTGGTCGATCTGTCGTACTACCAGACCATCACCAAGGCCGGCGGCATGCAGACCGCGACCTCGATGCATCTCTACTTCGATGCGGATCTCACGGCGTTCCGGACCACCTTCCGCATGGACGGGCAATCCAAGATCCAGAACCCGATTTCACCGGCCAAGGGAGCCAACGCGCTGTCGCCTTACATCCAGCTCGGCGCGCGATAGCCGCGCACACGCAGCACCGCGGGGCCACCGCGCCCCGTGGTGCTCGCTGCTTCATTTCCCGTTTCTGACTCCCACAGGAGGTTCACATGTTTCCCAACGCCAAGGGCAGCGAACAGCTGTCGATTCTCGCCACCTTCGACCCGATCAGCCAGGCGGCGGCAACCGTCAACACCGGCTGGGTGTCGGTCGCCAACTTCCACAGCTTTCTCGCCGTCGTTCAGACGGGCGTAATGGGCGCATCCGCGACCCTGGACGCCAAGGTGCAGCAAGCGCAGGACAACACCGGCACGGGCGTCAAGGACATCACCGCCAAGTCGATCGCACAGATCGTCAAGGCCTCCGGCGACAACAAGCAGGCGCTGATCAATTTCCGGCCTGAAGACCTCGACAACGCCAGCGGCTTTGCCTACGTGCGACTGTCGCTGACGGTCGGCACCGCCGCCAGCGTCGTTGCCGCGACGCTCCTGGGCATCAATGCGCGCTACGCCTCGGCGGAGATCTTCAACCAGGCGGCGGTCGTCCAGGCGATCTGATCCATGCCGCTGCAGCTCGTCACCCCACCCGCAGCGGAGCCGGTCTCGCTGGCCGAGGCCAAGCTCCATCTGCGGGTGGATTTTCCAGACGAAGACGCGCTGATCGCGTCCTTGATCGCCGCGGCCCGGCAAGCCGCCGAGACCATCACCGGCCGCCAGCTCGTCACGGCACGCTGGACACTGGTGCTCGACAGTTTTCCCGGTCCAAGCCTGATGGGCGTACCCGCGGGCCTGCCGTTCTCGCTGCCGGGGCACGCGATCCTGTTGCCGAAATGCCCGGTGCAGGCGGTTATCGCCATCGAGTATCTGGACATGGGCGGCGCTGTTCAGACCATGCCGCCGGCCGAGTACACCGTGGACGCCGCCTGCGAGCCGGCACGCGTGACGCCGGTGTTCGGCAGGATCTGGCCGATCGCCCTGCCGCAGATCGGCGCGGTGACGGTCACGTTTGATGCCGGCTATGGCACGGCGGCCAGCGTCCCCGAGGGCATCAAGAGCTGGATCAAGTTGCGCGTCGGCAGTCTCTATGCCCACCGCGAGGAAGTCGCAGCCGTCGCGCGCGGCCGGATCGAGCCCTTGCCATTCATCGACGGTCTGCTCGACCCGTACAAGGTGGTGACGATCTGATGGCCCTTTCGGCCGGCACGCTGCGTAAGCGCATCACCCTGCAGCAACAGAGCCCGTCCGTCGACAGCTACGGCCAGTAGGCCATCACCTGGAGCGACGTGGCGACCGTCTGGGCGTCGCTTGAGCCATCGGTCGGGCGCGAACTGGTTGCGGCGCAGGCCGTGCGCCTGGATCAGCCGACGACGATCACGATCCGCTGGCAGCCTTCATTTGCCAGTCCCAGGACCGTGGCGGCGATGCGTGCGGTTTACAACGGCCGCACCTTCAACATCCATTCGGTCGAGAATGAAGACGAGCGCAACGTCCTACTGACGCTGAGCGCCTCCGAAGGGTTGAACGATGGCTGAGATCCTGGGGATGACCGAATGGCGTGCCAGGCTCGCAACGGGAATCGCCCGTCAGCGCCAGAAACTCCTGGCCGATCTCGACGCCCTGGGCGCACGGATGGTCGACGAGATCCGCACGGCGGCACCGAAACGCACCGGCGCCCTGGCGGCCAGCGTCCGGCACGAGGTGGTCGAGACGGCCGATGGGGTGCGCCTCAAGATCGTGGTCGGCAACGACACGGTGTTCTACGCGCCCTTCGTCGAGTTCGGCACCGCGCGGGAACCGGTCCAGCCCTTCGTCCGACCGGTGGTCTACCGCGAAGAACGCCACATCCCTGGCCACCTCGAACACGCCGTCTCGGCCTCCTGGGAGTCGCCATGAGCATCGAGCAGACCCTCGTCGCGATGGCCGCACCCTATCTCGCCGGTGGCCTCCATCCCAACGTCGCCCCGCAGAACTGCGCCCGGCCTTACGGCGTGTATTCGGTTGTCGTCAGCCAGACGAACAACACGCTGTCCGACGATCAGGACATCTTCCAGGTCGACGTCTGGGATGTCACCTACCAGGGCGCGCTGGCGGCTGGCGAACCCTTTGCTGCGGCGATGCAGGCGGCGTTCGACGCCGGCACCTTCACCGGCATTCAGCGCAGCCGGCGCGGCCGGTACGACGCAGACAGCAAGCTGCACGGCTTCCTGTACGAATTCTCGATCTGGTACCACTGACCTTCTGAACCTCACCGGCCGCCTGTGGGCGGCTTTTTTATGGAGCAGTCCCCATGCCATCCACCGCTCAAGTCGCACAACTCTCCAAGTTCTACGTCTCCGGCACGCCCGGCGCGTCGATCACCATCACTGCCATCACCAAGGCAGCCGCTGCGGTCGTCACTGCCACCAATACCCTCGCCGTGGGCGATGTGCTGATCTTCGGCACCGTCACCAACATGCCGGAGATCGCTGGTCTGCTCGGTATCGTTACCGCCGCATCGGGTTCCAGCTTTACGGTCGCGATTGACTCGTCCGGGTTCGCCGCCGCCGGCACTTCCGGCACCGCCATCCCGCAGACCTTCTCCAAGGTCGGCAACGTCCAGGACTTCACCCCGGACGGCGGTACAGCGACGGTGATCGACGTCACCAACATGGATTCTCTTGCCAAGGAGAAGCGCCAGGGCCTGCAGGACAACGGCAACTACGCGCTGACCTACGACGCGGACGACACCGACGTCGGCCAGTTGCGCCTGATCGCCGCGCGCGCTGCGCAGGCGGTCGTGGTCTTCAAGCAATACTACCCCGGTGGCTTGAAGATTCGCGCCTGGCAGGGGTTCGTGCAGAAGATCACCGAGCCGGTCGCCGGGGTGGACAAGGTGTTGCGCTGCTCGGCGACGCTCGTCGTCACCGGCCCGATTGCGCGCGGCTGATTCGCCGCGGCTGATTCCCCTCCAACGCTATCCAGAAAGGAACCCCACCATGGCTCTCGACAAGTCCGCGCTACTCGCGCTATTCGCTCCCAAGATCATCGACCAGGACGTGCCCGGCATCGGCGCCGTCCGCCTGCGCGAACTCAGCGCGCCGGAAGTCTCCGACATCCGCGAAACGTGCAAGACCGAGTCGCAGAAAGCCGACTTCGGCTTCCTGCTGGTCGTCGCGTCGGTCGTTGATGATCAGGGCGAACCGGCCTTCACCGCCGAAGACCTGCCGGCGCTGCGCGCGTCGGCACAGTCGCGCATCGGCGAACTGGTGACTGCCGTGATGGCCGTCAATGGCTTCACGGTCAAGGAGGACGCCGCAAAAAACTGAGGGCCAGCCCGGAGCGGCGAATGCTCTTTCGCCTGGCGCTGGCGATGGGGCGAACGCTGCAGGAACTTCGGGCGGCCCTGTCCTACGCCGAGTTTCAGGAGTGGTGCCTGTACTACCAGATTGAGCCGTGGGGAGAGGACAGATCCGACTTGCGCGCCGGTATCGTCGCCTCGACGGTCGCCAACTACGCGGGCCGGACGCGCGCCGATGGCGCCGAACCGGTGCGGCCGGCTGATTTCATGCCCTACCTCGATCGAGAGCCGCCAGAGCCGCTGGCGGAATCGCAGCAGCTCACCGACGACGAACTGGCCGCCTGGGCCGATGCGGCCATCTTTGGCATTCCACCGGAGTAA